TTGAAGTATCATCATTGATTGAGTTCAAGCCTGAAGGATACAAGCAAGAACCATACATGGAGTTCAAGGCTTGGCAATGAACAGCAAACAATTAAAGAAACTTCGTAAGCTAGTCAAACCTTTACAGGTTGAGTGGCTTCAATCTATATTGCCCGAAGATCAAGGTAATGTAATTACTGTGGAGAATGTTGATCAACTTATGCCCGATCAAACTCATGCCTTTGGCAATCGTCAAATGCATTTATCTTTTATGTCTGACAAGTGGATAATGAAAATACTAAAAGCTAATCCACACATTACAACGTACAAGGAACTTGCAGAGATTCACGAACAACAACAAGAAAAATATTTAGATAGGAGATTTTAATGGATGAATACTTAATGGATGTTCAATCAGATAATGAAAGAACTACAATCAAAACTTTTGCACGAACAGTAGAACAAGCTATTGATAACATGGTAAAGCTACCAAGTGTAGAAAAACTTTTTAGCATAGGTAATGTAGACACTCAAGAACTTTGGGAGTTTGAAGAAGACATTACTGAACTAAGAGACTTAAGAAATAAATTACCTGAAAACATTGAGATGTTTTTCAAGGTGGGAGAAAACTAATATGGAATTTATGTTAGCAGTAGTGGGTGTTGTTTTGCTTTTATCAATGACAACTTTGTATATGTACTTGATTGAGGAAGACAAAGTTGAACCACATATACCCACACCATTAAAGAAAACTCAACGTGGAAACTTTTGGGATGCAGAGACTAAACAGTTTTACAAATGGGATGAGTTAATGGAACTAAAAAAGTTGAGGGAACAAAATGACACAACACAGTGATGCAGTTGAACAACAAAGACAAATGCTTGAATTAGAAAAACAAGCAAAGCAAGTTGTAGGTATTGACACTAGATACAAAGATGGTTTATGGACACAACAAACAGTAAGCTATGCAGATGGTAGAAGAATTACAGAGTACAGAGACAGTCGTAAGAAAACAGTGGAGGAACACTATGGGTTGGACTAAACATTTAATTTATATAGTAATTATAATACTATTACAGTTGATAAACTTTCATGCAGTTGGTTATACCAAACACAAGTCAGATTGGTGTGATGGATTTTACAAACAATATGTTGAGGAGTTATAATGGCTAAGACATGGAACAAAGCTGCTCATGTATCTGCTACACAAGGCAGAGGTAAAAAGACAAGTCAAGGTAGAGGTAATGTTGCTTTCTCTACCATGAACAAGAACAAGAAAAGCAACTTCAAAAAATATCGAGGGCAAGGTAAATGAGTATAAAAGAAAAAATAATAACAGTTAAACTTCAAGAAAGAAATTTAAAATGGATGAAAAATAACTATCGTAAATCCAAACAAGGTGTGAATAGTTTGTTTGAATATGGTGGTATAGATATACGAGAGGTACATGCCATAGCAGACTTACTGTATCATCTTAACGAAGCATTTCAAATTGAGGAGAATGATGAACATATTTTATTTTGATGAATGTCCGACTATATCAGCAGAAGCACAACCTGATAAGATGTTAGTCAAGATGCCACTAGAAACAGCACAGATGTTATGTACAGCACACCGAGAACTAGATGGTGATGAGTACGCAGATGCTAATGGTTTGTACAAACGTGCATACTGGAATCATCCATGTACTATATGGGCTAGAGAATCTAGCTCTAACTACTCGTGGTTATACAAACACTTCTTAGCACTAGGCTTGGAGTATGAGTATAGGTATGGTAGAAAACATGCAAGTGTTGTCAAGCTAGAAGAACCATTGAGTAAGATGCCTGATAACATTACACATACAAGTCTGACACCACTAGCACAGGCTATGCCTGAGGAGTATAAGAATGAGGATGCTATCATTGCTTATCGTGATTACTGCATTAACGAAAAACACTATGCCAAATGGGAACGTAATAGAACTAAGCCTATATGGTGGACAACACAGGAGGTTGCATGAATTATATATACGAACGGATGATGGCTGAAGGAGAGACAGCTATCTTTGACAGAGATGAACTAAGAAAGTTTGAAGCTTATGTAGCAGCTAACTATGAATCTTTCTATGATAACAAGGCTACTTATGAAGTGAAAAAAGATGGAGAAAAATTCCTGGTCACTTTATTTGAAAACCCTGTGATAAGTATGGAAGATATTTTGCTTGACATTCAAGACTGATTCTGTTATACTGTGTATCACAATGAGTAACCAAACATATCAAGCCCTCTATCTCCAATTGAACAGATGGTTTGGTGCAGCTAATGCTGTGGCTTCTAGGGTAGCTACTCACAACCCTTCCAACTTCACAACAACGCTATAAAGGAGGAAACGCATATGGCAATATTAGAAGGAACAGCGTACTGGGCTAGTATAACGACACCCAATACGACATTTGAACCCGTGTACACAGTCAACCTAGTGGTTGATGATGAGACAGCAAACGAGTTTGCATCTCGTGGACACAAAGTAAAACAGATGGATGAAGGTCCTGCTGTTATAATCAAACGTAAAGTAAATGGACCTAACGGAATGGTTAGACCTGCACCTCGTTTGATGAATGCTGAGAAGCAGGAAGTCACAACTGCTGTTGGTAATGGATCGAAGATTAAAGTCCAGTACAACGAATACAGTGGCGAAGGTAAGTTTGGTCCTTACACAGGATTAGATTTACAGGCAGTAATGATTACCGATCTTGTGCCTTACAAGAATGGTGATGGTGATGAGTTCTTATCCGATGGAGAGGAATTCTAATGATCATTACTATCAACAATGATGATGGTACTACCAACTTTGATGTCAATAACATTACTGATGATGCAGTGAAGCAAGAAGCAACTGTTATTGTACAGAAGGTTGGTAACCTACAGGTTGTCATTGAAGCCTTAGACTTTGCTAGTCGTACCCATCGAGCTAACTTGGAAGAGTTACTCAAGGGTAGAGACGAAGCTATAGTCGAACCAGCCGAAGAGACTGACGAAGAATCTTCAAAATAAATAACTCGGCTAGGTGTAAAAGCCTAGCCACTTTTCTAAAGGAGATAGAATGCAAGAACAAAGTAAATTCGTACGACATAAATTACCCTGCCCTTCATGTGGTGGCTCTGATCCTGTGTCTATGAACGAGGACAAGTCTGCTCATTGCTTTAGCTGTGAGACACACTTTCCTAATTATATTGATGCTTGTGATGGTAAAATTATGGACACAAATCCTAAACCTAAAGTAAGTAATACTTTTCTTAACACATATACTGGTAGCTTTGGTGCTCTTACAGACAGATGTATTTCTGAAGACACAGCTAAGAAGTATGGAGTGAGACGAGTAGTAAGTACAGATAACAAAGTATCTCAACACATCTATCCATTCTTCAATGGTAACGAAGTGGTTGGGACTAAGACACGTTTTGTAGACAACAAGAACTTTGCATTTGCAGGTACATATGAAGGCACTGGTTTATTTGGGGAACAGTTGTTCCGAAATACTGGTGGTAAGTATCTGACAATTGTTGAAGGTGAGTGTGATGCTATGGCTGCTTATGAATTGATGCAGTCAAAGTGGGCATGTGTCTCGTTAAAGCGTGGTGCATCAGGTGCTGTCAAAGATATACGAGAGAGCATTGAGTTTGTTGAATCATTTGAGAATGTAGTGTTATGTTTTGATAATGACAAGGCAGGTAAAGAAGCAGCTAGAAAGGTTGCTCGTATATTAAAACCCGGCAAGGCTAAGATAGTTACATTACCTAATGGATGTAAAGATGCTAACGATATGCTTAGACAGAAGAAGTTTCAAGACTTTATGTCTGCATGGTGGGAAGCTAGAACCTATACACCATCAGGTATCATGGACTTGTCTGCTAAAAAGTCTGAGTGGTTACACCGAGAGACTAAAGAGAGCATAGCTTATCCTTGGGAAGGTCTCAACAAGAAACTATTTGGTATGCGTAAAGGTGAGCTAGTAACTCTGACAGGTGGCACAGGACTAGGTAAGTCTAGTGTTACTCGTGAGCTTGAACATTGGCTCATTAAAAATACTGAAGACAACGTAGGTATTGTAGCTCTTGAAGAGAACTGGTTACGAACTGCTGATGGTATTATATCCATTGAAGCTAATGATCGAGTGTATCTTAACGAAAGACGAGAACAGTATAGTGAAGAACAACTAACTAATCTGTTTGATAAAGTCATACCCAAAGGTCGTGTGTTTATCCATGCCCATCTTGGTGTCACAGATATTGATGAAGTATTTTCTAAGCTACGATATATTATTGTAGGCTGTGAATGTAAGTGGGTGGTTGTAGATCATCTACATATGCTAGTCAATGTCATGGGTGAAGGTGATGAACGTAGAGGTATTGATTCACTGATGAATAGATTGCGTAGTCTTGTTGAAGAAACAGGGGTAGGTATGATACTAGTCTCTCACTTACGTAGAGCATCAGGTGATAAAGGACATGAGCAAGGGATTGAAGTATCTCTCTCACACCTCAAAGGTTCAGCAGGAATAGCACAACTATCTGATTGTGTGATTGCACTAGAACGTAATCAACAAGCAGAGAATCAAGACGAAGCTAACACTACAAGAGTACGTGTACTTAAATCAAGATACACAGGTGATACTGGATTAGCCTGTAGCTTACGTTACAACAACGAAACTGGTAGACTCTTTGAGTTATCAGAGGAGGAAACATTTGACAACACAGAATTCTAAAATTATATTTGATATAGAATGTGATGGTCTCAAACCAACCAAGTTACATTGTATTGTAGCCAAAGAAGTTGGTGGTGAGGTTCATGCTTTTACACCTGACAAACTTGAAGAAGGTTTAGAGTTTCTTAGCAATGCCGATACATTAATCGGACATAACATCTTACGCTTTGATCTAGATGTTATTAAGAAACTAACTGGTGTAGATTTATATCACAAGAACATTGAAGATACTCTTGTTATGTCTAGGTTGTTTAAACCTATCCGAGAAAACGGACACAGTTTAAAGACGTGGGGTTATCGGGTAAACTTTGCAAAGCAAGAGCAACCTATAGACTTTGATGAGTATACACCACAGATGCTCGAGTATTGTATCAACGATGTTAAACTAAATGAATTAGTTTACTATACATTACTCAATGAACAAGTGGGTTTTAGTCAACAGTCAATTGATCTTGAACACAGAGTTGCTCGGATAATGTCTGATCAAGAAAACAATGGGTTCAAGTTTGACGAACGACAGGCTACAACTTTACTGGCTGAACTCAAAACTAAGATGAATGAAATAGTCGAGGAAGTACAACGCACATTCAAACCTAGAATGGTTGATGTAAAACTAGTTGTACCTAAGTTCAAGAAAGATGGTGAGTTATCTAAGTCAGGATTACGACCTGAAGAATATGATAATTGTATAGCTACAAAAAACTACAAACCATTCATGCGACAAGAACTTAAAGAGTTTAACTTAGGTAGTCGTAAACAAATTGGTGAGTATCTTGTTGAGGTAGGTTGGAAACCTAAACGTTTTACACCTACAGGTCAGCCGATTGTAGATGAAGGTACACTTAAAAAGATTACCCACATACATGAAGCCAAACTAATTGCAGACTTCCTGCTGTATCAAAAGCGTATAGCTCAGATACAGTCTTGGTTGGATGCACTAGAAGACGATGGAAGAGTACATGGTTCAGTCATTCCTAACGGAACTATTACTGGTCGTATGTCCCACAATCATCCTAACATGGCTCAGATACCAGCAGTATACAGTCCCTTTGGTAAAGAGTGTAGAGCTTGTTGGACTGTAGACGAAGGTAATGTTCTGCTTGGGGTTGATGCTTCAGGACTAGAACTTAGAATGTTAGCACACTATATGAATGATAAGGAGTATATACATGAGGTGGTCAACGGAGACATACACACAACTAATCAAAAACTTGCAGGGCTTGAATCAAGAGATACAGCAAAGACTTTCATCTATGCCCTCGTATACGGAGCAGGAGATGAAAAGATTGGGAGTGTGGTTGGAGGATCAAGAAAGCAAGGTAAAGAACTTAAGCAACGCTTTCTCGATAATCTCCCCACATTTAAAACTCTTAAGGACAAAGTACAAGGAGCTGCAAAGCGAGGATACTTAATGGGTATAGATGGTCGTAAGATTTATATACGACACGAACATGCTGCATTAAATAGTTTACTACAGGGTGGTGGTGCTATTGTAATGAAGAAAGCATTGGAGATACTTGAAGCGAGACTTAAGATAACTGGTGTACCACATAAGTTTGTAGCTAACATTCATGACGAATGGCAGATTGAAGTACCAGAATGTAATGCTAACAAGGTAGGACAACTTGCAGTAGATAGTTTAAAACAGGCAGGAGAACATTTTAATATGAGATGTCCTCTTGATGGTGAATATAAAATAGGAGGAGATTGGAGTGAAACACATTAATAAATTTTGCACATCATGTAACACAAATAAATCTGTTGAAGATTGGTATAAAAACAAATCACAACTAGATGGTTTAGATGTTATATGTAAAGTATGTAGAAAAAATACAAACCAAACTAACAACAACCCTAAAAGAATGTTTGTTAATGGTAAGTACATACCTAAATCACATCCACTTTACAAGCCCGGCAACTATAAAACTTTTGAAGGAGCAGCTTTTTCATCTTTATCTAATTATGAAAAGTCAACTGATGGTTATGTTTATATTATAACTAACCCTGCATGGAAAGGTTGGGTTAAAGTTGGGATGGCTATAGATGCTAATGATAGATGTAATCAGTATCAAACATCATCTCCAATGAGAGATTACAAACTAGAATATACAAAGCACTTTAACGATAGAAGAACTGCTGAAGTACAAGCACATAAACTATGTGGTAAAAAAGCTTTACAACAAAACGGTGAATGGTTTAAAATAAATATAAAAGATGCTATCAATTTAATTGAAAGTATAACAGAGGAACAAAATGAAAGAGAAACAGCTTGACAACTTGGTGACGGACAACTATAATAAGTTTAAGTCTGAATCAGGACACTGGTATACCCAAGAGGGTGAGCCTATGTATACTATCATAGGTGCTAATGGTAAAGAACGAAACACTACACTCAGAGATGCTAAGTCTTTAGGGTTAGTTCCGTCTGTGACAACCATCATGGGTATTATAGCCAAGCCATCTTTAGAGACTTGGAAACAAAAACAATTACTTAATTCTTTCCTAACCTTAGAACAAGGAGAGGACGAAACGATTGAGTCTTTTTATTACAGATGCCAAACAGATTCTAAACAAGTAGGTATCCAAGCTGCCCAGCAAGGGACAAAGATACATGGTATGATTGAGAAAGGGTTCTTAGGTAAAACTAAAACCAAACCTTACAAAGCAATCAAGAAATATTTAGATGAAACTTTTCCTAATGAAGAGTGGATAGCAGAAGATTCTTTCTGTGCTGATGAAGGTTATGGTGGAAAGATAGACTTGTATTCTAAGTCAGGAATATTTATAGACTTTAAAACAAAAGATAATCTGAAAGGTAAAGACCCAGCGAAGTTGGTGTTTGATGAACATGGAATGCAGTTGTCAGCATATGCTCAAGGCTGTGGCTTTGATGATGTTGAACGAGTATCTATATTTGTAGACAGAAAAGATACAGGTCTTATACTTCCGTTTGTTTGGGATAAAGAATCACACACTAAACACTTAGGAATGTTTAATGCTATGCTAACTTACTGGAAGTTAGTCAAGAACTATGACTCATCTAGACTTGTATTATAATGGTAGGATTTAGAAAACCTCGTAAACCAAGACCTAAAAAAACAGGTGTACCTAAAGGCTACGATAGTTTATGGGAAGTTAAATTACATGAGACAGTTCTTAAAGATTGGGAACATCATTGGGAACTGTATGATTACATTGTTAAACATAAATATGAGCCAGACTTTGTTAAAGTAATTGATGGTAAAACTATTTTACTTGAAGCTAAAGGTAGGTTTTGGGACTACCCTGAGTATAGTAAGTACATACATATTAGAACAGCACTACCAAAGGATACTGAGTTAGTGTTTTTATTTCAAAAACCTTATGCCCCTATGCCGGGAGCTAAGATGAGAAAGGACAGAACAAAACGAACCCATGCTGAGTGGGCTGAGAAAAACAATTTTAGGTGGTATAGTGAAGACACACTACCTATGGAATGGAGTAACTATGGATTATAAATTTAATGAACGCAGACATATAGTTGAACTAAAAGAATACATTGATGGTACATATGGTGAGCATTATGCTTCTGATAAGTACCAAGCTACGGATGTAATCATTGACTCAGGTCATGGTGAAGGTTTTTGTATGGGTAATATTTTAAAGTATGCAAAAAGATACGGAAATAAAGAAGGAAAGAACAGAAAAGACTTGCTTAAGATATTACACTATGCTATAATAATGCTTCACATTCATGATAAGGAGTCACAGAATGGTTGACGATAAAGTAGGTATCAAAGAATACCTTGGTATAAAAATTAATTACAGTAATGAAAAACTATTAGATAAGTTTAGTCTTGATACACTTAAGGACAGATACTTATGGGAGAATGAAACACATGCACAAGAAGCCTTCGCAAGAGCATCAGTCTTCGCAGCTACATACAAAGGTCACACAGACTTTGAATTGGCTCAAAGGCTTTATCACTACAGTTCCAATTGCTGGTTCATGTTTAGCACTCCTATACTTAGTAACGGGGGAACAAGTCGTGGGCTTCCTATTAGCTGTTTCCTTAATTATGTACCTGATAGCAGGAATGGTTTATCAGATCACTATGATGAAAATATATGGTTGGCATCTTCGGGTGGAGGTATTGGTGGATATTGGGGTGACGTTAGGAGTAACGGTATATCTACTACTCACGGGAGTCGTTCTACTGGTTCAATTCCTTTCATACATGTAGTTGATTCACAGATGTTAGCCTTCAATCAAGGCACAACAAGACGTGGAAGCTATGCAGCTTACATGGATATATCTCACCCTGAGATTGAAGAGTTTATTAACATGCGTAAAGAATCCGGTGGAGATATTAATCGTAAGAATCTTAATCTTCACAACGGTATCAACATTACCAATGAGTTCTTGAAAGCTGTTGAAGAAGATGCAGACTTTAGATTGATTGATCCTAAGACTAATGAGCCTACTAAGATTGTAAATGCTAGAGACTTATGGTGGCAGATCATCAATGCAAGAGCAGAAACAGGTGAGCCTTACATGATTAATATAGATACATGTAATGAAGCATTACCCAAACAACAAAAAGATTTAGGATTAGAAATCAAACAGAGCAACCTATGTTCTGAAATTACTCTTCCTACTAACGAAGAACGAACAGCAGTGTGTTGTTTGTCTTCTGTAAACTTAGAATACTTTGATGAGTGGAGTGAGAACCCTTTGTTCATTGAAGACTTAATAACTATGTTAGATAATGTACTTCAACATTATATAGATCATGCAGTAGACACAGACAGTCTAGGAGAATACAATGCAAATTTTAAAAGATTTCAAAAACACATTAAAGAAGGCAGGGAAGGCTTTACTAAATCTGCCTATTCGGCTTATAGAGAAAGGTCACTTGGTCTTGGTGCGATGGGATTTCATTCGTATCTCCAATCACGCAACATTCCTTTTGAAGGTATCTTCGCTACGGGCTTTAACTATAAAGCGTTTAAATATATTAAGACACAGGCAACCCGAGCTTCTGAAAGACTTGCAGAGGATCGTGGAGAAGCTCCTGATGTCAGTGGTAGTGGCAGGAGGAATGCTCATCTACTCGCTGTTGCACCTAATGCTAGTTCTAGTATTATATGTGGTGGTACTTCTCCTTCGATTGAGCCATATCGTGCTAACGTTTATACGCACAAAACTCTCAGTGGTTCTTTCCAAGTTAAGAACAAATACTTAGAAGAAGTCTTACAAGATAAAGGATTAAAGAAAGATGAGTTGACTGCCTTGTGGAAAGACATTGCAGGTAATGAAGGTTCAGTACAGCACCTTGATATTCTTACAGATGATGAGAAAGAAATATTTAAGACTGCTAATGAAATAGATCAGATATGGATTGTTGAACATGCATCTAAACGTCAAGAGTTTATTTGCCAAGCACAGTCAGTTAATCTTTTCTTTACACTTCCAAAAGCTACCGAACCACAGGAAGTTCATGATGATTACATGCAGTATGTCAATGATGTACATTGGTATGGTATGAACAAACTAAAGTCTTTGTATTACTTTAGAACTAATGCTGCTCGTAATGCAGAGAACGTAAACATTAAAGTTCAGCGTATTAAGTTAGACGATGCTGAATGTATAGCGTGTGAGGGATAGATGAAACAATCAGAATTTGACAAGGTGTTTAGTCAGAAGTTTTCTGGCTTTACAAGTAGAATGTGGTTAGATTATTGTGATGAAAATAATAATCCATTCGCAAAAACAAAAGATTACGCAGGATACGTAATTGAAAATTTAAAATATTTAGTTAAGAAATTTAACGAGGAGAACAGATGAGTTTATTAGACACAAGAGATTATTACAAACCTTTTGATAACCCATGGATGTTTGATTACTACGTGTTACAAAATCAAATGCATTGGATGCCGGAGTCAGTCCCACTACACACTGATGTAAAAGACTGGCAAGAGTTAGATTCAAAAGAAAAGAATTTACTTACTCAAATTTTTAGATTGTTTACTCAATCAGATGTAGATGTAGGTGCAGGTTATGTTGACAGATACATGCGTATCTTCAGAAAGCCTGAAGCTAGAATGATGATGGGTTCGTTTGCAAACATGGAATCAATACATCAACATGCTTATAGTTTATTACTTGATACAGTTGGTATGCCTGAGATAGAGTACAAAGCTTTTGCCGAGTACGAAGAGATGGCAGACAAACACGAGTATGTTCACAAGATTAAAACAACTAAGTCTGATAAGAAAAGTATTGCTAAAACTTTAGCAGTCTATTCAGCCTTTACAGAAGGACTACAGTTGTTCTCAAGCTTTGCAATCTTGTTAAACTTTCCAAGGTTCGGCAAGATGAAAGGTATGGGACAGATAGTTACTTACTCTATACGTGATGAGTCTATGCACGTGGAAGCTATGACTAAATTGTTTAGAGAATTTATCCAAGAAAACATAGAGATATGGACAGATGATTTTAAAGCAGAACTCTATGAGATTTGTAGACAAATGGTAACACTAGAAGACAAGTTCTTAGACTTAGTGTTTGACATGGGAGACCTTGAAGGTCTTACCAAGAAAGATATGTATGCTTATAATAGATACATAGCAGATAGAAGATTGTTACAGCTTGGTCTTAAAACAAACTATGACCAACGTGAGAATCCTCTAGGTTGGTTAGATGAAGTGATGGGTGTTGAACATCAGAACTTCTTTGAAGGTCGTGCTACTTCTTATATGAAAGCAGGACTACGTGGTAGGCAAGACAAAGTAAGTTTTGCAAGGATTGGTGATGAGAACTAAACGCACCGAAGCAAAGCTTGTAGGTTACAATTTGTTTTACGACTTGACAGGTAAGCTGGTCACCGAAAGAACCAGCACAGATATAAAAGAACTTAAAAAGTTTTTTACACCTGAAGAATATAATACCCTAGCTACTGTAATCAGGGAGACTACAGCTAAACTAGATAAGATTCACAATGAAGTTGAAGCTCATCTAAACGCTAGGATATTAAAAGATTAACCAGCTAAAGGATTTTTGTTTTCTTCTTTAAATATTTTTATATCAGTCTTAACACTTTCGATATCAGCTTTCATGCCTGACATATCAGACTTGATAGACTCGAGGTTATTAATCTTAAGTAAGATAGTTTCATCAATAGTTTTATTAATATATTCTACTGAAGTTTCTAACGCTTCAATTCTATTGATAACCTCATCCACTCCTTGCTCAGTTTCTTTAGCTTGTTGAGCTTTTGATTCTAAGTTTTCAATCCTATTGACATAGGTTGCCCCAGTATATCCAAATCCGGCTAGTGTTCCTATAATACCAGCCAATGCAATAAACTGTGTTGTTTTATTTTGTAACCAATCCATAATATTCTCCTATAATTTTGGTTGTAGTTCTTTCATTTCAATCAGGGTTTCTAAACTCTGACCTGCCATTTGATAAAAGCCTTCGATGTTATCTGACAACATATTGTTGGCATATATATCTGTTGACTCGTACCATGTATCTTGATCGGGCAATGTAACTAACCTATAGTTATTAAAGTTAGGAACAAATCCCATGTAAGCTATGATAGTATTCTCTGATCCATACTCACCTGTCTCTTCTTGTTTAGCTTCAACATCATCTTGTGCATCTTGTAAGTTTTGAGCTATGACATTGGCTACAGTTTGTTCAGCTTCTGTGGCTGATGCATCTGTAGAGACTGACACATCTATTTGACTTTGTAAAGTTTGAGTAGATGTTGTATCAACTGCGACACTCGTTGTCTCTACTGTCTCAGCTTCAACACTTGTAGAGCTTGTAACACTAGCACTCATATCTAACACTTGATTGTTTTGTGCAGTAGAAGATGCAAATTGTTCTGATATACTAGGTGAGTTACTAGTACTTACACCACCACCAGAATTAGACGATGATACGCTAGAAGCTCCTGTCGTTCCACCTGTAGCGTGTATAGAGTTTCCTGATGTAGTTCCACTAACACTAGACTTGGCTGTGCTTAGAGTAGAGGAAACAACACGTAACGCTGTTTCTTTACTTATTGAACTTTCACCTTCTGAAACTTCAACAACTAGTTCTTCTTCTATCTCTTCTTCTATAACCTCATCTTCTTCTTCAACCAGCTCCTCAATAAGCTCTTCTTCGGGCTCTTCTGCATACGCAAGTTCTTCTTCCATTGCTGTCTCTTCCTCAAACCACTCCTCCACCTCTTCAATAAATGTTTCTTGAAATACAAACTCCTCAATCATTAACTCTTCAATCGGTATAAAAACTTCTTCTTCACGCATAAACGGAAGAGGT